CTATATAAGTACCGTCTGTTCTTGTATCACTTGGATCCAAAGCTGTAGTAATCATTGGTTCTTCTGATTTTACGGTTACTTTGTTTGGAACCAATAAAGCAAAATAGCTTAATTCTGTTTTTAATACTTCAGGAACATCTTCATTATAAAAATAGCAATAATTGGAATCAGGTACTGTTTTAGATGAAATATCTACTCCACCAACATAAATACGTTTACTGGTTATTGTGCCGTTTTGATTATGATTTAATGAACCAAGATCTATTACTTGAATATTTTCATCATCTATTTTGATTTGCAATGTAGTAGGCATATCTGCATCAACATACATATCATTAGTTAAATTTTCCCATACACCTCTACGATAATGTGTATTAAGCATGGCTTTATCTCTGTTAAATGTTTCCATAAAACGAAGTAAAGAACCATCCTCACTAGGACTAAAAGAATAGGCAATAACTATATAAGGTTTACCTGCATAGTCAGGTAAATGCTTACGAATAAGAGGGTCTACGTCGATAGTCAACTGGGGTATTTCTACCCCAAGTGATATTTTGGTTTTGAAATTATGAATTTTGATTCTACGGGTAGTGTACTCATAGTATTTAAGTAATTTAATACCAGAACTTTGTTCTAGAGATAACCGCATATGCTCTGATAGTTCAGCACCTGAAGCTATCCCAGTAGCTAACATAGTTTTGATTTTATCTTTTTCGTAGTTAGGCGATAAAGGCTGTACTACAACAAACGTATGTTTAACGTGTTTACCTGTTAAACCAAGTTTCTTCAAAACGTAATGTAAACCAATAGCTTTACTTACTTTGTTAAGTACTTTGCCTACTGCTCTCCAAGCCTTTCGCCACGCTCTACCTGCACCACCCATAAAATCCTCTTATTTATTCACTATAACGGGGTATTACCAATTTTCGTTGAAACTTCGCTATCCATTTCAGCGTCAGTAACATAATCGGAATATCCATTAACTGGTTTGATACGTGTAATACTGACACGACCAAATACTCCTTCTGAACCGTTACCGTTAGCTGTGATAGTTTCACCTGTACCTAATGCAGTATATTGCGTACCGTTGTTATTGTAGTATGTAGCAAGATATTCCTCGAACATACCATCCAGACTAGCAGCAGTGAACACTGCTGGAGATTTTGTACCAATATCTGCTGTTTTCTTAGTTTGCCAACCTTGAGCTTGAATAGAAATAAGTTTGTATAAACTATCTCGGTCATAACTTAAAGATTGTTTACGATGTAACGCATTCTGTGTACCGATAATACCTTTTACTGGCTGACCATCAATAGTATCAGAATATTGAGCTTTTGCTGCTTTAATCTGTTCAGATATTAAAGCAATACGTGTATAAGCCTCAGCAGCTTGCGCTTTGATTAAATCAATATTCTGTTGTTCTTTCTTAAGTTGTTCCCCTTTAAGTTTAATATTAGCTTTTGTATCTAACATCGTTACATCAACTAATTTAGCCTCTTTAGCCACTTTATGCCATTGAGCTTCAGCCAACCTTGTCTGTTCAATAATATTCGCTGTTTGGGCTTGTAATTGAGGAATTTTGATACGTTCTGCTTCTACCTGAACATTCAATAAATCTACTTGTTTAATTACTTGTTGAGTTTCAGCAAATTGTTTCTCTAAAAGTAACGGGATAGTAACCAATTCTGCTTGTGCTTTAAGATTAGCAATTTTAGCACTAATAACCTGCTCTCTTACTAATTGATTATTCCAAAAAGATTGTTGGCCATTAATCAAATGAGAACTTGCTATATTTAAAAATTCAGTAATATGTTGACTATAAATAGCTGTAAATTCTTGAGCAGATAGCAAATTATTTTTACGCAGATTATCTAGATGGTTATAGATTGACCCCATAATCCAATCAAATATACCATGACCTTCTACTAACTTTTCAGTCAATTCTTGAATATTATCTTCTTGTACTGGTTCGGTTTTAAGAGGGTTATCTTCAAACAATCCTTTTAATCTACTTTGTAAATTTTTAAATTGTTCTTTGGTTTGAGGTGTTAGATTTGTAAAATCATATTTATCTAGAACATTCTCATCAAACTCTAATAAACTATCCACAAGAGTAGTTGAGCAGATAATCTTATCAATTTTATCTGCGTCTTTAGTAATACCATCAATAGTATTTTTGGTTTCGGTATCGGTATTATTAGTATCCGCTAAACTACGTGTAGCTTTAGGTACATTTACTGTCGGTACACATACATATTCAACAGGGCAAGCATTTGTATTACCTGTACCTGTGTTATTTCCTGTGTTATTTCCTGTGTTATTTGAACCAGTAGTATTTCCACCTGTTACTGCTCCACCTGCTGTACCTGAACCAGATGTACTACCTGAACCTTCACCCAAACCCCCAATAATAGGTGTAGTACTATCACCTGGATCAATCATATTTTTTACGTGACCTAATATTCCGACCATAATTACCTCTTTACTAAATAAAAAACCCTAGAATTAACTAGGGTCAGTTTATAGTTTAATTTACTTATCTTCAACTGTTCTATTAGCTTGTTGATATTCTGCTAATGCTTTCAGTTCTTCTTCCGTTAATGGCGGAAGTTCTTCAATTGTAAAATCAGGAACCATACGAACATTTGAATAATCGTCTAAGGTTACATTAAGACGATCTTTCTTTTTAGGAAAACGAGCGTGTTTCATATCCCGCATAACATCTAAAATAATTTTAGGAATATGATAACCATTTTCATAGAAAGCTGGTTGATAAGGAATAAATTTAGAAACAAAACCAATCAAAGTATTTCCTGCTGAAATAATTTCACCTTCACGATTTTGTTTACTTGGGTTATTTACAGTAATTCGTACACGAATAAGCTTTGTAGCTTCATCCATTATATTTCCAATTTTATTGGTTCTTGGAGAAATATGCGGCGTATTACTTGTTGACGTAGTCTGTGTATTTTCTTCTTCATATTTCTTTTTATAATCATCGAGTAGTTCCACCATTTTTTTAGCATTTGCATTAGCAGGGTAAGGAATACCTAATAAATCTGCTTGCGCTTTTAAATCTTTTAACGTTTCTGTAGTTGTTTCAGTAGAATCTGTTTCTAAGTTATTAAGTTTATTTTCTAAATCATTCATACTTGTGTCCTCTATTAGAGATTGCGAATTGAATAAGGGGATATTACTATCCCCCAGTTATTAATATTACAGTGGAGCTACAGTTTTAATTAAACCAATCCATTCAGAACGTTGGATTAAAATACCGTAGAACCAGCGAATAGAAGTAAATCCTACTTCACCATATGGGTCGTTACGGTCTGCTGTTGCTTCACCCGGTTTCTTGGTAATAATACGTAATTTACTATTACCGCTACCGTTAGATTGGAAACCAATGGTAGAGAATGAACCAGAAGTAACAACCAACATAGGGTAAATATTATATTTACCACTTGTTGCACGTAAACCATGAGAAGCTACTTCAGTTGCACCTTGACCTGCCCAGTGATGCATTTGGCTATGTTCGATAATACGGAATGTACCCACAGCACCAATCTCATCTTCCATTACTTGAGCATTAGAGTCACCAGCATACATTTGTACTGGAATGAACGCAGGACGATTTAAGCTATCGACCATACTCTCTAATAACGGAACAACTTCTGAACCAACAAATAATACACGGGTAGAGCGTAATGTACGTGTATCAATCATACGGGTACCAGAAAGAATGGTAGTAGTTTTAGGTGCGTTGTTGTCATTCAACATTGTTTCTAAACGTTTAAGCGTTTTATAGTTAACAACAGAAGTATGATCCATTGTACCGTTGTTAGTTGCAGCACCTGAGTACAACANNGCAGCATTTAACAAATCATTTTGTAATTGAGCTTCCTGAATTTGTTCTGCTGCTTTAATCGCTTCTGTATATACATGACTTAACCACATTGGGTCTGAGTCGAAGTTTACAGAATCTTCAGTCCATTCATAGAAGAAACCAAATTTATTGAATGTACCTTCAATTAATGCACGTTGGAAACCAACACGGTTACGACGACCACCATCTTCGGTTAATGCAGGTAATCTACTGGTAATAGTACCAACGTCTTTACTGGAACCATACAAGTTACCATTACGAATTTGAACACCACGTGCGTCAATACCTTGGTCATTGGTATTACGGTCGTCCAACATCGGGAAATAATGGAACATAGTAATACGTTCACCTGCATTTTTAGGCATAGTTACACAGTCTGCTAACTTACCGAATTTACGTGCTTTAGCTGCTTGAATTAAAGCTTGTTTTAAATGAAAAGCTTGACCTGCTGGAGACTGTGCACCAATTGTACTTGGAACCGCACCTTTACCACCTAAATTGGACGGGTCATTGTACATATGGGCACGAGGGTTAAATGTATCCGCATTAGTAGCACTGGTAGCTGTATACGCAGGTGTTGGAATTGGATTTAATACTGGCATAATAATTTCCTTTTATAATCAAGTTTTAAAGATAATATTTCTACTTAAAATCTCGAATTCTTCATCAGACATATTTAGAATATCTGTTGGAGAAGATAATAAGTTTTGTTCATTCAAAGAACCTCTTGTAATACTTGCAGATTGTTTCTGTAGATTACGAGTATTATTTTGAATTACATTATTTTGAACATTATCACCTATAACTTGTCTTTGCATTGGTTGCCCACTTGGATTTACTTGCCCAGTATTAGGATTATATCCAGAAGTTTGAACTTGCCCCGAAGTCTGTGGTGGTGTTCTAGTTTGTTGTTGTGGTTCCTGTACTTTATTCCACCAAGAAGGCTTGCTGTATTTACTGTTAGGTTGTTGCAGTAATTGAGTAGCCACTTGATTGTATAAATCTACTGCGGGAACATTTGTTGGTAATTTACCTAAAGCTCTATCACGAGTAATAATACTCATGGTATCTTGGAACAAACCTGATTTAAATTGTTCCGCCATTTGTTCAAGATATTGAGGATTTTGATATAAAATATCCAGTGATCCATTATCCCAAGTATTTACCGTGTTTAAAACTTGTTTACCTTCTTCATAACTACTTAAAGTATTAACAGTATCTTCAAACATTAATGTTTGGTCCGATACCATATAATTACCTGCTTGATACGGCGTAGTTTCTAAATCAGGTAAATTGTAAGTATCAACTTCCCCTTGCTTCAATAACTGTGCAATGGCAGCAGGGTTATGTTTACTCAAATCAATTAAATGATTAATTTTTTCTTCTGTCAATACATTAGCGTCATTTAATGCCCGAATAGCTTTCATATACGGTTTGATACGAGCCATCTTGTCATTGTAGTTTAACCCCATCTGCATTAATCGAATAATATCATCTGGATTATCTAACTTAACCGTTTGACCGTTTGCTTTAAAAGGCGCAGTAACCGCAGCATAAAAAGATTTTGCTAAATCTTCTTGAGTTTGTTTAGTCTGTGTTTCTGTCTCTGTTTTTGTTTCTATAGCAGAAGTATTTTGCGTATTATCTGTATTTTGTGGATTATTCGCAATAGGAAGCTCATTTTGCCCTGTATTCGGATTAACCTTAGTATTTGTATTACTTGGTTCAGAAATCGTGTTTTGAGCAATTTGAGAGGCTTCCTGATTACTTTGTTGAGGTTTGAACAAACTATCTGTAGAAATGGTAGAATCATTCGTAACTTCTGTAGATTGAAGTTGAGGAATGTTTGAACCAAATGTATCAGACATTAGTTTTTCATATTCTTCATCAGACATATTTAATATTTGTTCTTCGGTTACATCAACGAAAGGGCTAGTACTTTGACTAGCCTCTTGTGTATGGGTAACCTGATTTTCTGATACAGTTTGTTGATTTGGTTCATTTTGAACTTGATCTGTATTTAAATTATTCATGGTTACTCTCCAAATTATTCAATTACTTCTGTTTGTGTAATTTCTTCGTCATCTTCAGCGATATTACCTAAAGCATCAATTTTACCTGAAAGAATTAATTGTTCCTGTTCTTCCAAACTTTGTAAATGTGCTTCCAGTTGAGCATGATTATTTTCAATACAATCTAAGTAATAACGCAATGAACCAATAGCAGAAATATTACGCTCCGCCCCTGCNNCGTGAATCTTTGTTAGATAAGATAGCTAGACTTTGAACCAATTCATCTAAATGTACACGGAAATACAAATCTTCAAAAATTAATTTAAAGTCTTTGTTCTTACGTAAACGTAACAACGCATCACGAGCTTGTAAAAGCTTACGTGTCTTCACCATTGCTTCACGAGTTTGTTCAAGTAAAGTAGGTGCTTTGATTTCTTCTTGAGTAGAGATTGTCATATGTGTCCTCTGTTTGTTTGTTGTTAATTAATTATTTAAGTTATCTGACGTTATCGCCATGTACATAATTACCTAATCCATCCGCTTTGTAAAGCCCTTGCGGTATACTTTTTCGTTCTGGATTGGGGATTCCTATTCCTGAAGATTTACGATTATCTTGTACTTGTTTACGAGCATTCATAGCTGCAACTCTTTCAGCACTTGCTGATTTAATTGCTTCTTGAGCCAGTTTACCTTTATTCTGTTCAGCAGCTTGGGCACTAATACGTTCTACTTCTCTGGCGTGTTTAGCACCTGATTCTTGTTCTAAGAAATCTAAATTCTTCTGGTCTGTATCAGCTTGAATATTAGGAACTTGTGCATCAATGAATTCAGAACGTTTACGATAATAAGTAGCTTCTTCTTCAAGTTTATTAATTTTAGCCTGTAACTCTTGTAATTGTAATTGTTGTAACTGTTGTTGTACTGGGTCAGGTTGTGGTTCATATTTTTGAACCATTTGAGCCATGTTAGTTAAATTGTATAATCTAGCAATTTCAAGCAAGAACATACGGCGTACATCCCAAGGTGTATCATTACCTAACGTTTGCATTAAGAACGTAAGCTGTTGCGCTTTACCTTCGGATTCGCTGTTAGATTTAATATCTACATTAAGATAGAAATTACCATATAAATCTTCACGGTCTATTACAATATATTCATCGTCTAAGTTACGAATAATTTCCTGATCTGATAACCACTCAGCATTCATACTAATGATTTTATTACCTATCTCTTGTAAACCTTGAGATAACCGAATAATAATATCAGATTCTCTTTGGGTCATAGCTGTAATAGCTTGACTCATCCCTGCTACAACTTGTCCGTATGCGTTACCATCTATACCGTTTTGAAAGGCTTTGATACCTGTTGCTGCCTCCGCTTCGGCATAATGTTGTTGAACCAATACCATTGTACTTTGTGGTATCTCATTAGCTGTGTGCATGAATACAGCTTCAGCAGGGTGAGCTCCACCAATGTTGTATTCATAATCTTCCCCGTTACGGAATTTTACTAAGTTAGTTGGGTCCAGATACCCTTTAGGAATAGCTGTTTGACCGTTAGCAGAACGTGCCTGAATATCCATCATTGCACGTGTTAAAGCTTGAATAACCTGTTGGTTATCTTTTACTAATTCTGCATCTGGTTCACCGTATACGCTATTTTTAGCAGGCATATAAGGAACAACTACGAATGGTAATTTACCGTCTGGAAAAGGGTTACGTTCTAAACGTATAATTGTATTATTCACAATTGTGGCTACGATACCTTGCACAATACCTGTACCATCAATGTCCCAATACCCCCAGTATTCATAAGCAGTAATACGTTTACGTGGATTATCTTTAAATACAAAACTCTGTGATGTATCTGATTCGTTGAGATTCAAATCTGAGAATACATCATCAGGTAAATTCATAATGGCACTGGATTCTTCCACATTAGTAGTAATAATAGATTCAGAACCAATAGGTGTAAGTAATCTTTTCAGATTGTATCGACCATCTTGTTTAAGTTCAGAAAGGGAAGTAGTAAAAACATACACTGCAAATCTTGCTTTGCTAAAGTCATCTCCGCAAGTAGGGTCAATAATCAAACTACGGTTATCAATTACCTGTACTTCAGGTTGATTTTTCACTGTAATATTTTCTTTAACTATTTGCGTTTTACCTGTATCAATAGCAAGAACAGGGAAACCTTGTTTTACAGATTCACGAATAGATTCTTGTACACTTGGTGCAACTGATTTAAATGTTTCTGTTTCATCCGCAGATTCTATTTGTTGAGTTTGTTGTTCTTGATAAATTTGATTGAGCAAACCTTCCAACATTAGTTGTTCTGTCGGATCTGCTTCTACGTAAGAATATACAGGAATTTCTTTTTCTTTAATTTGAGTTTGCGTATCCCAACCTACTCTAACAATTACTGTACCTTCGTTTACCGCAGTACGAATAAAATTATTAATAAATTTAACTTTATTAATTTGGTTATTAAATTGATTATTTAAAATCAATTCATTTTGGAAAGCAGCATTTAAATATTTCGGTGAAGTAGCTGTTACATGAAATAAATTTTGTTCATTTAAGAAAGGAATACTTAAAGCACTATAACGCCATTCCGCTAAACGACGAATTACTCTAGGTGTAATACCACTACGTCCTTTACGTATCTTAGATTTATCTGTTTTACTGTGTAACAAATTAAGCCAGTTCTCTATCTTAGTTCGTTGATTACTATGACTGGAACTGGCATTAGTATAATCCCCCATTAAATCGCTAGCAGTTGGCTCTTTTTTCCAATCTGTTATAGGAGTCATACCTGAAATTATCTGTGTATTTTCTACATGGTTACGATGTTGTAGTGTATTCATTTATTCCTCTCTGTCTGGTTTCGCTAAATGATTTGAACCAGTAGATAAATATTTATCAATAACTTTACTCAAAATTTGAGGTAGCATTTGCAGTAATGTTTCTATAAGCAATGCACCTGTTGCTCCCCCAATTATAGCTAACCCAAGTCTAAACCAAATACTGAGATTGTCGCTATAATGGAAAGCTATTAATATTCCAGCAATTAAACCAAGAATAATATCTACACTTTTATAGCAAAAACTCTTTTGACGGTCTAATTCTATAATTGCTTTTGTTGAGCCAAGTAAAGAACATATACTAATTAAATAAATTTCATGGTTTGCTAGAAAATGTGTTATCAATTCCGTGATTGTATTTTTTAAGTCGTACATTGAATCCCTCCACTTTAACAACGTATAAAGCTGCACCAGCAAACCAGAAACACAAGCTTATACAAAATATGGACATCGTATCCAGTGGTGGGTAAGCTTTCACATATCCACTTGAAATAATCCCTTGTATTACACTTCCTAATAGTAAACCAAATATTTTAAGAATTTGCTTTCGTTCACCTATTGCCTTAAAACTTATAATAATAACAGTAAGTAAAACCACGCATAGAATAATAAGAGTAGTAATATGTGTCAATATTGAACCAATGAAACTAACTTTATTAGGATTATTTAAATAAATAATCATCATTGATAACCATACTACATGGATATATAAATTAAGAATCTGAATGCCTCTAGTATCCCTACCAAATATCGGACTTAGTGTTGATTGTAATTTTTCCATAAAAACCTCCATAACAATTAAGGTTTGTTTTCTAAAGCGGTTACTTTAGCAGTTAAATCTTCAATATTAATACTGATAGTTTGTACTGTATTTTCAAGAGTATCTAACCTATAGCGTAAAACTGTTAGTCTAGCCTCCATATCTAAAATACCTTGAAGTTCACTCATTTGATCAAGTAACGTTATTGCTTTTTTTAAAGTTTCCATGTTGTCGGCTACTTTATGAATAATGTCAAAAGCTTCAGTACCTAATTGTAACTGAATCAGTTGATTTAAATTATCTCTACCAATTAGGTATGTTTGACTCATGATTACCTCTCTAGTAATTAAATAAATTCTCTAAGTATAGGTTTAATATTTAAACCTGTTTGAGTAATTA